AATAAAAATATTGTATTAATTCTCTTATTCTGCTCCATCCTTGCGGGGTCTATTTATTATTTTAATAAAGAGAAAATTAGAGAAGGAATTACAAGCGGTCAATATGACAAGTTACGAGAAGTACTAACACCAACTGAGGAGCAGGAAGTATTAGAAGATTACCAAAATGAGGAGAGTACGAATAATAATAACGTAAGGGATTTAGCGCAAAAAATAAAAAATGATACCGCATCCTATAATGCGGCGGTAAAAGCATTAAACATCTCGCGACAAAAAGTGGCTGACCAAGAAGTACTTGTTGCGCCTCAATATGAAAGTCAATTTTCCCAAATACAATCCATTGGTATCAGGGACCCTATTTATAATCTACTTATAACTGATAAAGTTCTTACCAACGGGACCGTAATTAAATATTTAAATATTCTGCTCGACGATGAGGTTAATATTGAGGGTTAATATAACAAGGTTAATAGACAAAGTTAATATAACAAGGTTATTATACTATTTTGATTTAAATATATTTTATTTACATCAACTATAATGGCCGTACAAATTCCCACCGAATTCAAGAAAATTATTATTGATATGACCAAAGATATTTTGGTTTCTTTCCCGGAACAAGAGCAACATTTACACAAAGAATTGAAAAACTTGGTCTTTGAGGTAGATAAAGATAGCTTAGAACATTCATTGAATTATGTTTTTGTTTTTTGTAAGACCAAATATCCCACTAAATTTTTTGATATTCTCTACCAAAACAACATTATTTTTGAATCAGACGAAACTGATTTTTTGCCGGGTATTCAGTTTAAAACATTGTGGAAAGAAAATATTAGTGATAAAACACGCGAAACGATTTGGAAATATTTACAGCTTGTACTTTTTACCATTGTTTCCAGTATTTCTGATGGTAATTCGTTTGGTGATACCGCCAAATTATTTGAAGCTGTGAATGAAAAAGAATTCAAATCAAAATTAGAAGAAACGATTGCGCAAATGCAGACCTTATTTGGGGATGCTAAGGGCGAGGGCGAGGGTGAGGACGAGGGTGAGGGTGATGTCAAAGGCGAGGGAGAGGGAGCCAGCGAGCCAAAGAAAGGAGAGAAAAATGGCATTAATTTAGATGATTTGCCCAACCCGAGTGATATACACGAACATGTATCGACCATGATGAATGGTAAGCTCGGCAAGCTAGCGAGAGAAATTGCGGAAGAAACCGCGGCGGATTTAGATATTAATATGGAAAACGCCGAATCAATCAATGATGTATTTAAGCGGCTTATTCATAATCCGACCAAATTATTAGGTTTGGTTAAGAATGTCGGGTCGAAGCTCGATGAAAAAATTAAAGCGGGAGATATGAAAGAGAGTGAATTGTTAGAGGAAGCAAGCGAAATGATGAAAAAAATGAAGAACATGCCTGGGATGGGTGATTTACAAAGCATGTTAAGTAAAATGGGCATGAATGCGGGCAAGGGTTCAGGCAAAGTTAATGTAGACGCCATGCAATCGAACCTGAATCAACGATTGAAAGAATCAAAAAATAGAGAACGGTTATTAAAAAAATTGGAGGAGAAGAAGGCCGCGCAGCTTCAACAAATGCAAGCACAGCAGCTTCAGCAAATGCAAGCGCAGCAGCTTCAGCAAGCAAAACCTATTGAAAATTTAGTGTTTTCCAAAGGAGAAACGGTAGAACGTAGCACGCGTGAGCAACATGGAACGCAGCCTAGCACGCAGCCTAGCACACAGCCTAGCACACAGCAAGGTGAAAAGAAGAAGAAGAACAAGAAGTAACTAATTTGTTATAATTATATATAAATGACTACTTCATTTTTTAAAAATAGAAAAATGCGTCTATACGGGTTATTAATTATAACTACAATTATTCTTCTATTTTTTATAAAAAATGAGAATAAAAAAAGAGAACGTTTAGGTTTTGTTGGGCGGCAAAGATTAAAGGAAAATAATGAAAAGCGACGGCGTGAGCAACGGCAACAGCAACAGCAACAGCAACGGCAACCGCGAGGCGGAATGGACATAACATTTCATGTATGATGCTATAAAAATGTGTGATGCTATAAAAATTTGTGATGCTATAAAATATTTGTGATTATATATATAAATGACTACTTCATTTTGGTTATATAATCCAAATATTTTATTTAAATCAGAACAAATATCTAATATTTGGCCTACCCCTGAGATGTCCTTTGCCGAAAAATTAAACGCAATCTCTCGTCTAGTCATACTGTTTACCTTACTCGGGTATTTAATAACCAAAAATTTTAAAATCGTGTTATCCGGCTTAGTAACTTTAGGTACAATTATTCTTTTATTTTTAATTAAACAGAACAAAAAGAGGGAAGGTTTTACGAAGAATGATATTTACAATATGTTAAAACCAACCTATACCGAACCCACCCGAGGCAATCCAGCGATGAATGTATTATTGACCGAAATTGCTGATAATCCCAATCGTAATAAAGCTGCGCCGGCATTTATGCCCATCGTCGAAGCTGATATAAACGAAAAAACAAAACAATTTGTGGTTGGGAATTTTAACGACCCGTCGATTGACCAGCGCTTGTTCAACGATTTAGGAGATAATTTCACATTTGACCGTTCAATGCACGCGTGGTATCCTACGCCAAACACAACTATCCCCAATGACCAAAAATCATTTGCGGAATACTGTTATGGTGATATGATATCCTGTCGCGACGAAGATAATAATGAACTCGCCTGCGTGCGAAATATGCCACCGCGCTGGATTAATTAAAAATAGGAAACAATCAAATAGTTTTTATTATTATATTTAATCATATTATATATAATAATGGCCTCCGTTCACGATTATAATTTTTACCAAACAACAAGACTGGGCGATGATAGAACAGACTTTAGCCAGCATATCTTACAAAATACCGAATACGCGAATTATATGCTTGACGGGTTTCGACCAGCCTGTCCCTTAAGTAATGCTATTGAATTTGCCACTAGTCAACCCAATATTAATTTTACAGGCAGCCATCAAACGAGTGTAGGTGGTTCTAATATCGGGGAAAGTTCCAAATTATTAATTAATGACCTCTCGCGCAGCAAATGCCGCATTAGTTTAACCCAGCGACTTTTTAGTACGATACCTTATTTAGGTCGAGGAAAATGTGACCCGCTATTGGAGGCACAAATGCAGCAAGGTGATTTCGCCAATAATAAAAAAAGTATTAACCCCAGCAGTGAAGTTAGTTATTTACAATATTCCCAAACACCTATGCTGCCGACCTTAAAAGCCACCATTAATAATCCGGCGAATTTAATCGAAAGCAACGCAGCGGAAGGATGGATTCGAGGAGGATTACCGTCGCGTGAGTTGGCACGGGATAAGGATTATAATGAAGGAACGGCCTATCGTGCATAACGAAGTGGGCACATAACGAAGTGGATACATAACGAAGTGTTATTTCTGCGTTAAAAATATAAACGAAAATAATATATCCATGATTAAGGTTATAAAAATAAAAATAAAAAGTGTTAGTAAATTTTAGAGTAAGGTTTTGTTCGGTATTTGATAAAAATAAATGAACGTAATCAAAAAACATGGAATCGCCAATAAATCCCCATAATGAGCCAAGTTATTTAATTTCATATATAAATATAAAAGATATAAACATTTATACTTATTAACATTTACATGTATCAAATCGATTTCGTCTGTACATATAAATTATTAAAGCACGACAACGACCAAGAACAACTCTATCGCCTACAATTCTTGCAAGCGTTTGGATTAAATGGTTGGGAAGAAGATAAAATCAATCTGATGATTACGGATTTGTATATGGTCTTATCGCGTACCGCCGAATTTAAAGAAATTTTTAGCAAGGCGAGAGAAAATAAAAACATTATTGAAATGCTGAGTATGTTTATACCTGACCAATTAGTAACCGATGACATTATTTTCAACATGCTGTTTAAGTTCGAATACTTTGATTTACTGCATCGATGTATTGTCGATTATCTCTTAAATAATAATGTAGCAGACAAATATAAAAATAAATTATTAAACGCGTTATGATATTTACGTAGAGTTTGTTATATTTTATTTTTATATTTTTAATTCTCTCTTTTTAATATAATGTTTGATACGTTAAAAAATAAAATAACAGAAATAATAAATAAAATAAAAGAGCGAATAGAAAAATACAAAAAAGAGTATATTTTATTTTTAATATGTTGTGTATTATTGGATAGGTTTGTACGCTATGCCTCGCTGAGTTATAATATAAAAGAAGAAAAAAACTACAGTAGTTTTAGAAAAAATATATTTAAAATAATCAGCGGAAGTTTTATTACAACGACCAATCCTTTTTTACAACAAATTAGTCATTTTGTCAAAGGCGAAAACTATCTGGTCCAATTTTCGAAAGAAAAAATAACAAAATATCGCAAAGAATGTATTGTAACGTGTTGGAATTTTTTTCATTTTATAGCCCATTTTGTTGCTGTATTTATGTTCCCTTATTTTTTCCGTGAAATATTTTTCTTAAGTTTTTTATACGAGATTTATGAATATATTGTTTTTAAATGCCACGATTTATCGGATATAGTTTATAATATTATGGGCATATATTTGGGCTACAACTCACGAAAATTTATTGATACATAATAAATATATTTTTAAAATATATATACTATAAAAGAATGGCCTCGACTAGAAATCGTAATACCCGCGGAGACTATGATTTAGAACAACAACACTATAAGCTAGCGAAAAACTATACTACCTATGTATACGGTGCGCAAGGCTGTGCCTACCAGCCGTCGATACCGACAATTGGTCTCATGCCAAATCATATGCCGCGCAACACCCTTTCCACCAATTCGATTGATATTGAAACGATGCTCTTCGGCATAAATTCTACAAATTTAGTTAAACCGCAAAAGCCGATTAAACCCCAGCTTAAAAGCATACCGACATCAGTTTTTTTCGACCGGTTGCCGGTACATATGCCCAAACCACTTGTGGTTGAAAACAATCAACGGCCTTATCCTATTTAATTTTATACTTTATTTAATTTTATACTATTTAATTTTATACTATAATATATTATATACCACATATATATTATACATGGCCTTTACACGTTTTCATGATGACCCTTGTCGAATAAATAAACAATTACAAGAATCGACGGGCTTAGGGCGATATATGTTGAATGTGCCCGGCAACGGCAGCAAACCTTTATATGTAGACGACCCTTATATTCGCATGCAAAAATGGGGCGGCAATTTAATGACCAACACGATTAATCTGGAAAGTGATTTATTTGGTCTCTCGCGCAATGCGAACCGCGATGATATCGCAACCAATGAATATAGAATTAACGCCGTAAAGAGTAAAAGACAAGAGTATCAATCGGCCGCCCCCGTGACGGACCAATCGCGCGCCACCCACCCCGCATGGGAATACCGTGATTTAGAACAAACCAAGTTAAGCATTTTACCCTTGAACCCACAAGAAAACACCTGTTTTACTTTTCAGAATAATTTAAGTACCCGCATCTTGGAAAAAGACGTCTTTGTGGCCAAGGCTCCCCGGCCATTGATTGAATAAATTCGCTTCATTAATATATATTAAATATACAATATATATAAATGGCTGAACTAGCAATTCCTTTAATCGCGTTAGGCAGTATGTATGTTATTAAAAAACAAAAGGATAAAAAAGGTAAAACTAATATAGGCACGGAAGGCTATACGAATATGACTCAAACGCAAAACCCCTTACCCGGCATTAACCCACCCAAACCCACCATTAATTTTCCTTTAACCGAACCGGTGAAAACTTCCAACAATACCAGTGCTTATATAAACCCTAATCAAACCACCGATAAATTTTATAACCCGAATAATTATGCTTACCAGGAGCAACGGAATAGCGGCAATTATGGCGTGGGCGGCGGCACTCAAACGACCTATTCCATGACGGGCAATCCGATTGATAAAGAGAAATTTAAACATAATAATATGATGCCTTATTTCGGTGGGAAGGTACGCGGCGCCACAGCAGATTCAAATATTACCGAAAGTGTTTTAGATAACATGCAGGGGCAGGGTTCCCAGTTTTTTTCGAAAAAAGAACAAGCCCCGATGTTTAAACCGCAAGAGGGCTATCAATTCGCCAACGGGTCCCCGAATGTGAGTGATTTTATGCAATCGCGCGTCAATCCCGGCTTACGTATGGCCAATGTCAAACCTTGGGATGAGCAACGGGTTGCCCCCGGCTTGAACAAAGGCTTTGGGAATGAGGGCAGTTTGGGTTTCAATTCGGGGATGGAAGCCCGGGATTTGTGGCTGGACCGAGGCGTGGACGAACTACGCGTGGCCACTAACCCGAAAACCACCTTTGAATTACAAGGCCACGAAGGGCCCGGCACGTACTATATTAAAAATGCGCCCACGACCCAAACCCAAGGCAAAATCGAGAAACATTTGCCCGAGAAATATTTCGCCTCCGGTCCCGAACGCTGGATGACCACCACCGGCATTGAAAAGGCTCCCGCAGCCCGCGGCATTGAGCTCTTACATGATGTAAACCGCACGGATACCTCGGCTGAATATTATGGGTCGCGCGCCAATCAATCCGAAGGGGCCTATGTAAATGGCGAATATATGCCCGTGCGCCGGCCGGTGTTGCCGGTGAAAGACCACGCAACACTTTCCTCAATGGGTGCCGGTAATCCCACGACCGGCGATTACGGCATTCAAAGCTATAGTAATTTACACAACAATCGTTCTTCCACCCGCGCCGATGGCACTATGGGCGCCGCCGGCGGTTTTATGAAAGCCATTGTGTCGCCGTTGATGGATTTTCTCCGCCCGACCCGGAAAGAAGACGTAGTAGATAATATGCGGTCTAGCGGTAATGCGGGCACGACCGTTTCGCAAGGCAATATCTATAATCCCGCCGACCGCACGAAAACCACGATTCGCGAAATGACCGAAGCCGATTTGGATTGTAATCACATGAATGTCCAATATCAAACCGCCAATGCTTATTTAGTGGCGAAACAACAGCCGGTTAATGTACAGAGAGACACGACGAATGTCTCGCATACAGGCGTAGCGGGGTCGAATGGTTTTGCGGCTACCAAATCTTATGAAGCCGAATACAAACAGCGCAATAACGTGAATAAAACTCAAGAAAATCGACCGAATCAAGGCGGTACCCAAATGTTTAACCAGAAAGACAATATTATGATTCAAAAACGGGACGGCGACCGCGACAATAACCGTTGGTGGGTTCCGAGTTCTGGCCCTACGGCAGGCTATACGTCAATCGGGGCGACCGAAACGCTGGACCGCATGAAAGTATCCGAGAGTTATAACCAGAATATAAACACGGACCGCATTGCACCGGAAATCTTGAATGCGTTTAAAAGCAATCCTTACACGCAGAGCTTAAATAGCTGGGCTTAATATATAAAAAAATTGATATTAAAAAGAAATAGAAGAAAAAAGCAATATAGAAATGGAATTTTATGAAGGAATGCGATTTTATGAAAGCACCTCGTATCCAAAATTATTCAGGCAAGTCTATTGGGGGCAATTTAGATACCGTGACAGAGCTTGCGTCGAAGAGTTGCGAATGATAGTGGAAAATCGCGATCGATTTTATGAAGATTATCATATCAAAAGTGTATTAGATAAACGACCTCAGTGGGTTTTGAATGAAACATTCGTTTCAAAAACTGGTCTTGTTTCGAAATATACCATTATGGATGATATAAGGGACCATGTAGAATATTATCGAGATTTACTCGGTAATATTGTTTCGGTATTCAGTATGGATGATGGAAATATTGATAAAACTCCGATAATTGAAAAGGGATATCACGTATACTTGCCATTATATCAGGCACATCAAACGACTTATATCAAAGTCCTACCAAGGAAAAAAAATGGAGAAATACAAACGGTATGATTTATACTGTATGATTTATAGATTATTGCTAACATCACACACATTGGTAAGATAATTCACACCATAATTATAATTCTGTTTTAATTCATAACTTTTCGCCTGAAGCAAACAATTGGAACTATCTGTAATAGCAGGCACAAAAATAAAATTCTCGTTGTATTTTTTCCCATTGGTTTTCACTGGATTTAAATTGGGTGCGGATGCATTCTTATATTCGCCCGCAATGGCCATCCGCTTTTTGTAGTTAATGTAATCGCTAGAATCCACTTTTTTAAATAAATTCGATGACATTATATATTAGCCACATATAATATATTATGAATCATATTTATCACACTGGCATTCTTTCTTTAATTATACAATTGGTTACTGGCGTCATCGATATTTATGCATTAAATTTACCTATACCCCCCTCATTTACACTGCTTCATGATTTACTTATGATGGAATTAATTGTGCAAGTGATTGAATTTAGTTTTTATATTTGGATGATATCAAATTTTAATGCGATTAAAAATATAACGCCTTTTCGTTATTATGATTGGGTGCTAACCACACCAACCATGTTAATTACTTTTATGTTTTATTTGAAATTTTTGAAGAATCAAGAACAAAATATACAAAATGATTCTTTTTTGACAGAATTAAAAAATCATTGGAAAGTAGTTTTGAATGTTCTTTTATTGAATTGGGGTATGTTACTTTCGGGGTATGTAGGTGAACAACACCTATTTTCACATATAACGACCACCTTAGTTGGGTTTGTGCCCTTTCTATTGATGTTTTATATTATTTATAAAAATTTTGCGATACACAGTGAACAAGGCCGAAAAATATTTTGGTATTTTTCTGGTATATGGGCTATTTATGGCATAGCGGCTGTTTTGCCTTACAAAATAAAAAATTCAATGTATAATATATTAGATTTATTTGCTAAGAACTTTTTTGGATTATTTTTAGCCTACGTGTTATACAATGCCAGCAAATAAAGATTTATATTTTTTTATGTATAAATCAATATATATGAAGCAAGTCCTGCGCCTATTATATACTTCCTTTCTGGGCATTTTCGCTGGATTTTTAGGCGGCTTATTAGGATTATCCGGAACCGTTATAATGCTTCCTTTATTAACACTATTTAATCTTTTTCCGGATTACCAAACCGCGATTGGAACCATTTTATTTAGTTTTGAACCTTTCGGCTCGATATTTGCTCTTATTCAATACGCAAAAGAAAAGAGAATAGATTATTTTATAGGTATTAACATTGCTCTTTCGTATATGTTAGGCTCTTACATTGGCGCGAAATATCATAAACAATTTACTGAAAAAATGTTAAAAAACATCACCGCAACTATTTTATTATTTCTCTCCATGTATATGTTTTATAATGCGTCTAAGGTCAAATCATCATAAAATTAAATCATCATAAAATTTCAAATCATCATAAAATTCAAATCATCATAATCATCATTTTATATAATATAATTTTATGTATACTATATAAAATGCTAGAAGCGGATATTACAAAAATATATAATAAAGTAAAACCTATGCATAGCGGAAAAAACGCCGATTATATACCCGAATTAAAGAAAGTAAATCCCAATTTATATGCGATTTCAATTTATACCATCGAGGGTTATAGTTACAATATAGGTGATTTTAATACCGAGTTTGCGATTGAATCCTGTTCGAAAATTTTTACATTGGCATTAGCCTTAGAAAAATATGGCATTAAAACATTACAAAGTAAAATAGGCGAATTGAAGGCCTTTGATAAATTCAATTCAATCAATGAAATATTAGAACGAAAACACACATTAAATTCGTTTAGTAATGGCGGCGCCATGGCCACAACCAGTTTACTTTATGAGAAAAATCAAAAGAAATTTGAGAGAAACATCATTGATAATATGAACAAATTTGCTGGAAGAAAATTAAACATGGATAACAACATTTATTTATCAGAATTTAGTCACGTTGACCATAATTTATCCATTGCCTATTTATTAAAATCAATCAACCGCTTTTATGGTGATGTGCAAGACACAGTTGATGTCTATACGCGTCAATGTTCCGTGCGAACAACAACGCAAGATTTGGCTATTATGGCGGCAACCTTAGCCAATAAAGGGCTCAATCCCAAAACGAATAAACAAATCATTCACCCGAAATATATTTCATATATCTTAAAACATATGGAAGACAATGGCCTATATGAAGAAAGCGATGATATAATAAAAACTATCGGGTTTCCTGCGAAAAGTGGTGTGAGTGGGTCATTATTAGTTGTTATTCCTGGCGTTATGGGTATTGGAATATACTCACCACCCTTGAACAAATATGGCAATAGTGTGAAAGGCATAAAAACGATGAAATTATTAGCAAAATTATATAGAAAC